GCAAGTGATTCAAGGTACTATTATTGATGATGGTACGGATGGTATAATAACGGAAATTCAACAAAAAATGGAAATACTATAATTCATCGTGACTACCACATTTATCTTGATTTTTCTTTCTAATTAATATATAATGCTGAAAAATTGAATAAGGAGAAAAATTATGAAAAAGATTATACTATTCTTAATGTTTATGGTTTTAATGAGTTCCTTATCGTATGCCGCCGCGGATTCAATTCAAATCAATACAAGTGGTTTAACCGACGAACAAAAAGCAAAAATTGCCAGTTTAATTGGAGATATGAAAAAGGAAGAATCTTCTCCTTCAACACCAAAAAAAGTTGATGAATGGGTGAATGTTGGTGCCCATATCGGAGATGCCCTTATTACCGCTGCTAGTAAACTTGGAGTAGCAGGTGATCAGTTTATGAAATCAGATACTGGTAAAATGGTGGCTGTAATAATTGTATGGAAGATGATGGGTGGTGCCCTTGTTCATATCATATTAGGCGTTATGTGGACAACATTATTTTTAATAGGTTGGATTTATTTCTTTCGTAAAATGTGTGTTGTTCAATCTATCACATACACACCTATTGAAGGATCAAGTCGCAGGAAAAAGGAAATAAAGTATTACAATAATGCTGATGTTTCAAGCGATATGGGTGGTCTACGAGCAATGTTTTGGTTTTCACTCATTATTGGTATCGCAGTAGGAATTTTTACAATATTCACATTCTAATAGGAGGAATTAAAATGAAAACAGGCACAAAGGTATTGATTGGAATTGCGATTTTTGTTGCGGTAGTATTATTTTTCTCGATAAGCGTTTTTTCATGGGGAGTATCTCGTTACAATGGTATCCAAGTAGCAGATAATGCTGTGGATAAAAGATGGGGAGATGTAGAAACTTCCTATCAACGAAGGGCAGATCTTCTTCCTAATCTTGCAGAAACGGCAAAGGGATATGCCAAACATGAAAATTCTACTTTTAAGGCTATCGCCGATGCCCGGGCACAACTTGGTTCAGTTCATGTAGATGCAAAAACACTCACCACAAACCCTCAGGAATTTCAAAAATTTCAACAAATGCAACAGGGTATATCTGGTTTAGTTAGTCGACTGCTTATGATTCAAGAGGCATATCCACAACTTAAAGCAGATAAGCATTTTTCTGAGATGATGACTGAATTAGAAGGAACTGAGAATCGTATTAAGGTTGCTCGTGATGATTACAACCAAGTTGCTATGGAATTGAATAACTTGGTTGAAACGTTCCCAGGTTCTATCATTAATGGAATGCTCAATCATAAGGTTCGCAGGAATATGTTCAAGGCTGATGAAGGTTCTAAGACTGCTCCTAAACTAAATATGACAAGCTAATTAAGTGACGAATATTCCAAAAAGCAAGTATAAATGTTTGAATATTCGTTGTAAACAATATTTCGAACGAGAAAAACCTGGACCAATAGTTTGCCCTAAATGTGAACATCTTTATGTCAAATGGTTAAACCATGAAGAAGTATTGAGTGCAATTCATAAAAGAGAAAAAGAAAGAAAGGAGGAAAAATGAAGAAATTTTTGATAGGATCATCCGTTATTGGGTTTATAGTCGGTGTAATTACTGTTCTTGCATTTGCACTTGACGTTCCTGCACTTAAAGGTCGAGTAAATGATTATGCAGGAATTATGTCTGCGGATTCAACTAAGCAGGCAGAAGCAGTTTCAAAACAATTGGAAATGACTGATTCGACACAAATTGCTATTCTGACAATATCCAGTCTTCAGGGTGATGATATTAGAAACTTTGGATTGAAAGTATTCAGAAGCTGGAAATTGGGTCAGAAAACTACTTCTACTAAAACCTATGATAATGGAATTCTTATCACGATCGCTAAAAATGATAGGAAATGGGGAGTAGAAGTCGGCCGCGGACTTGAAGGAATACTACCTGATATCAAATCAAAAGAAATTATGCAGGAATATTTTGTGCCACTCGCCAAGCAAGGTAAGTTTGGTGAAGGTTTAGTAGCCGCAATGTCCGCGATGTCGAAAAGAGTGAAAGGGGAATTCGTCCCAAAAAATCAGCTGGAACTACATTCTGGACTCCACTCAAAATAGGATTACTAATAATTTTTATCATCATAGTTGTAATTATTATGGCAATAACAAACACCCTTTGGTTATTACTTATACCATTTGGTGGTAGTGATGGAGGAGATAGTTTCGGAGGTGGTGGAGGAGGTTCCAGCGGAGGCGGTTCGTCCGGAAATTTTTAAAAAAGGAGGAAAATCAAATGAAAAAGTTTTATCTTAGAGAGGGTAATTTCGGAAAGAAAAGAGAAGTTACAGAAAGTGCATATCAAAAAGCGGCCATGAAATATACCGGTAAGACTTCTACTTCTGCCTTTAGGACAATTCTTATGGTTGGAATAGTAGAAGATCTCTTTTTATCACGAGGTGAGGATTTACCTATTCCTTCTTCTCGTAAAATAGAAGAGGAATCTTCTTCAATAAGTCCATCATTCAGTATTGAACCTTCTCCTAATATAGAATCTTCTTCTGACTCTTTCAATGGGGGTGGTGGAGATTCAAGTGGTGGCGGTTCATCAGGAGATTTTTAAATATGGAAAAGAAAATTAATTTAACAGGAGTAGGAGTTTCCATAGCTTTAGCTTTACTATTCTTAATTATTTGTGGTTGGAGTGAAACTATAGTTATGGGAATGATGAACCAGAAATCAGATTTTGATTTTTGGTTAGGGGTAATTCTTCAATTAATGCTCATTATTGGATCATTGGCTTTGGTTGCCCCGATTTGTAAATTATGTACTAAGATAACTGTTAAAAAAGAAGCAGGATTCACATTAATTGAAATGTTGATTGTTATAGCAATTATTGCTACTTGAAAATCAAAAACTTGCCATTGAAAAATGGAAAGGTGAACTTCCTTTGGTATCAAGTGGTTCAGGAATGATTTTGAATTTAGATAGTTTGAAAGGTCATAAAGAATAATTTTCATGGCGTATTGATAATGTCAGAGAAAGAAGAGCAACGGTTTTAAGACACGGCCCAATCCGATTATCAATACGCCAGTAGTTCAATTTAAAAAGGAGGAAATAATATGTCTGAGATGGCAATTATGGTGGCGCATTCCGAAGCACACCGAAAAGAAATTGAAAAAGAACTCGGAATGAAAATAGTAGTGGTAGGAGGAGATACTAAACTTGTATGGAATGTAGATAACAAAGATGAAGTAGAAGCTGCAAGAGAAGCCTTTGACAAACTTATCAGAAAAGGATTTACTGCTTTCTCCGTAGATAAAAGAGGGGAAGCCAGTGATAAGGTGAAAAGATTTGACGCAACATTAGAAAAAATTATTCTTGTTCCTCAAATGGCTGGAGGATAGATGCCAATACCAAATGCAGTTACTTCATATCTTAGTAACTTGAGTGTTTGGGCAAATGTAGCTTTGCCTACTGCTCAAGAATATCCTAATCATTATGAGTTTAGTGTTTCAAACAATAGTGGAACTATTACTATACCCGGAAATCCTACTAGCGCAATAACTGTTCCCATTATGAATGGAACGGTGAATCAATGCATCACCGGAACGATCACCGGTGGCACTGCTAATCACGTACAATCCATAGATTATATTGAATCTCTTGAGATGATAAGAAATATTGAAGCCGCGGCAGAACATCATCGTCGAAATCTTGAAGCAACAGCCAGATATGAAAAAGAGAAAAAAGAGAAGGCGGAAGCAGAATCAAGAGCAAGAAGTCTTCTTATAGATGCCTTAACTGCTCCTCAATTGGAACGTTTCTTAAAAGATGAATGTATTCCCATTGATACCAAAGCTGGAAATAAATATCTTATCAAGAAAGGAAGGGTAGCAAATATTAATGTATTAAATGCAGACGGTTCAATCAAACATCGTCTTTGTGCTCATCCTGCAGTTGAAGTACCTGATTATGACACGATGTTAGCACAAATGCTTCACTTGAAATATAGTGAAGAAGATTTTTTGAAGATAGCAAATATGCATAGATTAGAATAGCTTCATCGGTGGCGGTGTGAGTATCGGAACGAAATTGATTTAATCCGAACCGAGCCGTCACCTCCCTTTTTATGAGGAGAAAAGGATGACTTTATATTTTATAGTGTTGGGAATAATTACTTATCTTCTTGGAATTTGGTGTTATATTGTAGATAAAACATCAAAAATCAAATTTTATGAAGGAGAAATGTATGATTATTATGAAAAACTTACTCCAAAAGTAGCCAGAAAATCTTTAATATGGCCAATATTCCTGCTTATATACATTATCAAATCTATCATTTGGACTATTAATGAATTTCTATTCTTTATTTTCATACTGTTTGGTTTCGATTTCGATTATGAAAATACAAAAATTTTTAAAAAATACATGAAGAGTTTTGAATTAAGGAGGAAGTTATGAATACTAGAATTTTATCACAGCAACCTCGACGAAATATTTTTTCTGTCCTTCCAATACATGTTGATCTAACCCTCATGGTACACAATTTTCGTTTGATCACGCTTAAACTATATTCACCGTGCGCCTGTGGTAGCGGTAAAAAATTCAAATTCTGCTGTAAGAAATAAATTAAAATGGATGAAATAACTCAAAGTTTTTGGATGATTGAAAAAATAATAGATGGGGTTCCGCATTGGTGGATGAGTGCGAACGAACAAGCTCCATTTGGATATTGGGATAGTCCCCATAGATGGACAACCGACCCAAACAAAGGTCGGAAATTTGATGCACAATATGAAGCAGAATATGTAATGGGTACAGACATGGTTGGATGCATTGTCACCGAGCATCTTTGGATGGAGGTTGAACAATCGGTAGAGAAGGGAAATGATTAATTCACTTGACTTTTTTATAAAAATAACATATAATGTCCCATATAAATAATTTAGAAGACATAGAGTCTTCAATCATTTTATTAGAAGGGGTTCTTCTATATGTTAAAGGAAAATAAAAAATTTGATTATCTCGTATTTATTGGACGGTTTCAAATCTTCCATAATTCACATCTAGTAATTATCAAAAAAGCCCTTCAAATTTCTGAAAAGTTAATTATCGTTATCGGTTCTGCATTTCGTCCAAGAGATCCAAAAAACCCATTTACTATGCCTGAACGAAGAGAAATGATTTTGCTTGCTCTGACTGAAGAAGAAAGACCAAGAGTTTCATTCACTCATGCTCGAGATTACTACTACAACGATATACAATGGGCTCAAGAAGTTTCCACTCATGTGAATGCCTATATTTTTGAATATGGTATGAAAATTGGTATAATTGGTCATAAAAGTGAAGACACTAATTACTTCAATCTTTTTCCGCAATGGGAACATATTGAAACAGGATCGATATATGATGTTCATGCAACTGAACTTCGAGAAACTTATTTCAATCAAGGTATAATGCATCTGCACGATGATGATATTCCTTTATCAACAAAAAGTTATTTGAATCATTTTTTTCATACATCTGGTTATTTGAATATCAAAGATTGGTTTGATTTTGTAAAAAATTACAAGAAAAAATATTCGGTACTACCATATCCAGCTCAGCATGTAACAGCGGATGTTGTAGTATTTCAATCAGATAATGTAGCACTTGTAAAAAGAAAAAAGGAACCTGGTAAAGGCTTATGGGCATTACCTGGAGGTTTTGTTAAAGAAAATGAGTTTTGGGTGGATGCCGCAATAAGAGAATTGATGGAAGAAACTTCTATTAAATTATCAAAAGAAACACTCAAGTCTCTTATCAGAGACAAGAATGAGTTTGACTATCCTACAAGATCCTTACGTGGTAGAACTTTTACAATGGCTTATATGATTGTATTGAAACCTGGGCCTCTTATGAAACTAAAAGGTCAAGATGATGCAGCGCAAGCCAAATGGATTTCATTTCAACAAGTAGAAAAGATGTCAGATGTTTTATTTGAAGATCATTTTGATATTATCAATTACTTCAAAGGTAGGGTATGAAAATAGGGGATAGAATAATATTTAGGTTTGGGACAAAAGATTCTGAAAGAGGTAAAATTATAAGTAAGTATCCTAATGAATACTTTCTAATATATTTAAATAGTGGTAAAAGTTTTGTTGTACATGAAAGTCTTTTAACTTATGAGTATACGAAGGAGAATAATAAATGAAAGATAGTATGATTCTATTTTGGGGTGGTCCTTTTTCCAATTTCCATAAATGTAAATTCAAAGCAAGCAATCATGAATGGTCAAGTTCTGAGCAATACTTTATGTATCTGAAAGCTATGTATTTCGAAGATAAAGATGCTGCCACAATTATTTTGAATGATAGTGATCCATTAGCTTGCAAACGAGCAGGTAGAAAAGTAAAAGAATATATTGAGGCAGATTGGATACAAGTAAGAGAAGGATTCATGTATATAGCATGTTATAACAAATTCGATCAAAATGAATCTTTGAAAAAAATATTGATTGAAACTGGTGATAAAACTCTTGCTGAAGCTTCCCCATATGATAGAATTTGGGGTATAGGATTGAATGAAGATAATCCTGATGCTTATAGTGAAACAAAATGGAAAGGTCAAAACCTTTTAGGAAAAATTTTGATGAGAGTAAGAAGTGATATTATTCATAAAGATTTATTCTTTTGTTCACCTGCGCATGTGATCCCTGCACTTAATGTAAAAAACGAAGTTCGTTTTCCTGTGCATAATGTGAAATGTGAAGGACCTAAATGTCCTATTTGTGAAGCTGGACATAAATCTATAACTTATGAGGAGCATTTAAAAAATAATGAAAATAATCAAAAGTAAATCATTTAAGAATGGTTGTGTATATTCTCTTCAATTAGGTGATGAATATCCTATTGAAGTAACAGATACCTTTCTCCCCTACTATACAAAGGATGCTAAGAATCAAGGTTCTAATCAACTACAGAATTGTGAAATTGGTGACCGTAATGAACGGTGGATGGTTGGTGTTTCCACGATGAGTGGTTGCCCTGTTGGTTGTAAATTTTGTGCAACAGCAAAACTTCCTAAATGGAGAAATTTAACAGATAGAGAAATCATAGACCAAATTATCTTCATCTTGAGACAAAATCAAATACAAGACGGAAGTCCAACTTATGTTCCAAGCAAATCAAAAGAGTTCAAGATCAACTATACAAGAATGGGTGAACCTTTTCTAAATATTGATAATGTGAAGAAAGCGATAAAAAAAGTTAATGATTTTGTTTATCATGAAGCTGAAGAGTTAAAGTTACCAGTTCATCATTATGTATCAACAATTGGAATCAAAGGTTCTGATTTCAGTTGGATAAGAGGAAACATCACTCTACAAATTTCTTTACATTCTTTGGATGAAAAAAGACGTGATTGGTTAATACCTTGGAGTAAAAAAATGACTCTTAAAGAGTTGGGACAAATTAGAACAAATAGTGATTTAAAAACAACTTTAAATCTAACATTGGTAGATGAAAAAGATTTCGATATTGAAAAATTGAAAAAATATTTTGATCCAAAATATTTCTTTATCAAATTGTCTCCAATTAACAAAAATGAAATTTCGGAGAAAAATCACCTTGGAAAAGGTATAATTGAACAGGAGAATATACTATGATAGTAGTTCATGTTCCAAATCAATTTTTAAGTAGAGCCGTACAAGAACACCAATTTTCTTTAGGGAAAAAATGGGGTTCAACAATGGGTAGAAAATCATTTAATTTTAATATAGCTGCTGTTCTGACGTATGGTGAAAACGCTTGTATCAGAATAGATGATGATGAACAGTTAACATATGGAAATCTTGATTATTTTCGTAAACAAGGATTTACTATCTTATCTGTTGATGAATATTTCAAAAAAGATTTCAATGTTTTCGATGATCGTATTATAATAGGAAATAACAAATATCATGTTACTGATATCAACGAAGAAGGTTTCAATATAGGATGTAATCATATAACTTGGGAGACTATAGATAAAATATTGAAGCTAAAACCAAGGAGTTATTAAGTTAAGAGCTAAAAATATGAAGGATGCTTTGAATGCGAATTGGTATCGGAGGAAAAATGAAATTAAGAGTTAATTCACTTTCATCCCCACATTTGGAAACAGAAATAGATATTTCATACTATCAAGTTTTACCAAGTGAAAATGATTTGATAATACTAAAAGATCAATTATGTATAGTTTTATGCCGTACTTTCAATTATGCAGAAAATGTTATTACTATAGAAGTCAAGGCCAAAGAGGTCAAGGGAGATTGATGTAAAAGAAAAATAATGATTACCTACTTAAAAGGTGATGCTACAGCCCCAGTTGGAGATGGTAGTAAGGTCGTATGTCATATCTGTAACGATCTTGGTCTATGGGGTCGAGGTTTTGTTTTAGCGATTTCTAAAAAATGGAGAGAACCTGAAATAATGTATAAGAATTGGTATAAAGGTACTCTTATTTATGATAAGTTTGCACTTGGTAAAGTTCAAATGGTTAGAGTAACTGATAGAATATGGATCGCCAATATGATAGCACAACATAAGGTATGGAAAGAAAATGGTGTACCACCTATTCGTTATGATGCACTTAGAAGATGCTTGATGACAGTAGCCTTAGAAGCAAAGGCTCGAATAGCTTCAATTCATATGCCCAGAATTGGTTGTGGATTAGCTGGAGGTATTTGGGAAGAAGTAGAAATCATTATCAATGAAACTCTTAGCGATATCAATGTAAGTGTTTATGATTTGAAAGAAAAGATATGAAAGAAGAAAGTATGAAATGCTATCAATGTGGAAAAATAATTGAGGATGGTATCATTTTAGATGAAGATGGAGATATTGTGTGTTCTGAGGAATGTAAAGTGCAATTTGAAAAAGAAAGGGAATTATTTTTCAATACAATAGTACATGATGATGTACTATTTGAAAAATGGATGAGAGGTCTATGAAACCACTTGAAGGTTTACGAGTCATAACAAATTTATATTGTAACTACAAATGCAAATTCTGTTATCAGAAAGATAAAAGTGATAAGGTTCTAAATCTTTCTCAATTAAATGATATTATAAATTTATATCCTAAACAATATTTTAACTATTGTACTATTATGGGAGGGGAATCGACGCTTTTACCTGATCTTTCATCTTATATCAGAACATCTAAAAGAGCATCTAAACGAGTGAGATTAACAACAAATGGTTCTTTACTTGACAAAGATATAATGTTACTTTGGAAAAGTTGTGGGTTGGAAGGAATCAATATTTCCATTGCAGTTATCAGTGGATATTCCGAATTAACAGGTACATATCCTAATTCAATTGTAAGGATCATTAAAAAGTTAAGAGAAGCAGAGGAAATTTTTGGTGTAGAAAATATAAGAATCAATATCCCATTATGTAAAGAAAATATGGGAGAAGGACAAGGAGTAAGATGGATTGTAGATTTCTTCAAAGAAGAGAATATTACGATATGTGAGGATATATTAGGCACATATTCCTTATTAGATAGATTTGAAGAATTTGGATTCAAAGAACTTAAAAAAACAAACTATGGTTTAATTTTCTTAGAGTATAGAGGAAGAAGAATCGGTTATTATACACATAAAGACGGCAACTATAATGAAACAGATTTGGTTGTATCTCCTCTTGGTACATTTATCAATTGGGGAGGATATTGTGAAGCAGTTGGAATAAGGAGAAGAACATGAGAGAGATAAAATTTCGCGCATGGGATAAACTCAATAAAAAAATGTATGACTATGTTGATCGTATAGATTGGCTCTTATCAGGCGAAGTAATACGGGCACATTGTTGCCTGTCTGAAATAGAAAGCGTTGTACTATCAAATGGCTATAATGGTGAAGAAAATTTTATTCTTATGCAATATACTGGACTCAAAGATCAGGACGGAACAGAAGTTTATGAAGGTGACACCGTAACAGCATGGTTCCCTGGTGCACCCAATGATGTAAGAGTAAAGCAAGATATTATATTCATAAATAGTTGTTTTGGTTGTGGTGACTATCCACTAAGATTAATCGATAGAATGACACTTACAGTTGTTGGTAACATTTATGAAACTTGATTTTGGTTCAGGATATAATCCTCAAAAAGGATATTCGACTTGTGATGTAACAAGTTCACCATACTTGGATTTTCTATTTGATGGTGAAAAGATTATATCAAGAGAAACAGGTTCTGAAGTTAGGGACAATACCTTCGAAGAAATTCATTGCAAAAATGTACTACACCATGTTGAAGACGTAGAAAAGCTTTTAAATTACCTAAAAAATAAATTGACTTTTGGAGGGCAACTCATTATAATAGATTCAAATAAATCTTCTTATCAAAGAAATCTCATTTTAGATCTTCTTTGGTATAGATTTGTCATTCCTACATATGAAATTTGGTTTTCAAAAGAATATCGGGATTTACATTTAGTAATTTTGAATATCTTCCAAAATTTTGGGTATAGAAAAGATGAATATCTGGAAGAGATCAGATGTTTCAAATTGAAACCAATAGAAATAACACCAAAATTGAAATATAGCTTAAAGGAGTTTGTATGAGATGGAAAATAATGATACTCTTGGTAGGAATATTATTTGGAGCTTTAATCAGTTGTGGAGAAAGTCCAGAACAGAAAAGAATAAGAGAAGTTATTGAAATAGAGAGAATGTCCTCAGATTTATGTATTCAAGCTGGTGGTATTCCTATTTTTACAAATTCGTTTTATGACAAATATCCTCGTTTTGAAAGGTGTCAAAAATTGGATCATTATTAATATGGCAAAACTGTATATTCAACCACCTTCTTTACAGGAAATTATAAATCAAATTGCGGACTGGATTGCCCGCATATATCGAGTACAGGTGACAATTACTGTTGATACTTTATGTGGATCACGACATACGATTGAAGTTGCACATCCAGATATAGAAAAGGAGGTGATACCAGATGGAAAAGATTAAAGAAGAATTAAAAGAAGCAGGTTATGATTGTGCAGTAGCAATCGCAACCAAAGCTGAAATCTCTGCCGGTGCTGCTTCAATCATAACGGAGGAATAAAATTGAAAAACTTTTTAATAATCAGTATATGTTGTTTGATGTTTCTAGTGATCGGTTGTAAGAAAAGAGAAGAACCATCAATAAAAGAAATAACTTTAATTAACTCTAAACAAGAGTTGTCTATAAAACTGGATTACTTCAAAGATAGATATGGTATATGTTATGCTGTAAGTGAACAATGGGTACGAGGACATTACATATATCTATTTACTTCTGTTCCATGTGACAAGGTAGCATTATGAAAAAAGCATAATTCAAACCTTAGAAACAGATTCTAAGGTAAATTCCAAAAATTAGGGGGTTCCTAAAAATGAAAAGAAATATTTTACTACAATGTGATTCATATAAGATGTCTCATTGGGTACAATATCCACCAGGTTCGGATGGATATTTTGGATATATTGAAGCTCGAGGAAGTACTAATGGAACTGAAAAGACACTTTTCTTCGGACTTCAAATGTTCATTAAGGAATATCTTTTGACTCCATTCACCCAAGAAGATATTTATGAAGCTGTTGGTTTCGCAAAGGCACATGGTGAACCTTTCAATAGAGAAGGTTGGCAGTATATCCTTGATGCATACAAAGGTTATATCCCAGTAGTAATTAAAGCAGCGCCTGAAGGTTCACTCATACCTCTTTCTAATGCGCTAGTTACCGTCGAATGTACTGACCCAAAATGTTTCTGGGTTGGTTCATATATTGAAACGATGCTTCATAGGGCCGTTTGGTATCCAACCACAGTAGCAACCAATAGCTACGAATGCAAACAGGTAATTAAAAAGTATTTAGAAATATCATCCGATGATCCTGCCGGACAATTACCATTCAAATTACATGATTTTGGTGGTCGTGGAGTAAGTTCCCATGAATCGGCAATGTTAGGTGGTGCAGCTCATTTGGTTAATTTCATGGGTTCGGATACAATAGAAGGAGTCAGAGCCGCAAATTACTATTACAATCATTCAATGGCGGCATTCTCTATTCCTGCGGCAGAACATAGTACTATTACTGCCTGGGGTAAAGATAGGGAAGAAGATGCTTACAGGAATATGCTTAAACAATACGGTAAGCCGAATGCACTCCTTGCCATAGTATCTGACAGTTATGATATATTCAATGCCTGTGAAAACCTTTGGGGTGATAAACTCAAGCAGGAGGTAATTGATTCAGGGGCTCTTGTTATTATCCGTCCTGATAGTGGCGATCCTGCTACAGTAGTTTTAAAAGTTATAGAAATTCTTGGAGAGAGATTCGGATTTACATATAACAAAAAGGACTTTAAAGTCCTTAACAATGTTCGAGTAATTCAAGGGGATGGTATCAACCAAGAATCTATTAGGCTTATCTTATCAACTCTTATCGTTCATCAATGGTCAGCTGATAATATAGCATTTGGAATGGGAGGCGCTCTTCTACAAAAGCTGGATCGTGATACTTTCCAATTCGCTATGAAATGTTCCGCAATTAGGATCAATGGTGAATGGAAAGATGTGTCAAAAAGTCCAGTAACAGACCCAGGCAAAAATAGTAAAGGTGGAAGACTCACTCTTTATAGAAAAAATGGAAAATACTTCACTAGTGATATTATGAAACAATGGGATGATAATACAATAGAAGTATTGAATATAGTATATGACGGAACATGGTTAGATAATGAAAGGATTGCTTACAGTCACAATCCGAGATTAAAAAAGGAGTATACCTTTGATGAAGTAAGAGATAATTCAAATAAATAATTAACAAATTCTTTTACTATATTGAAAGGAAGGCTTTATAATTAGCCTTCCTTTTTTATTGTTTATATAAATATAGTAGGAGAAGAATAATGCCCATTCAAACCCGCAAAGATCTTTCTGTCTGGATAAAAACAAAACTTGGTGACCCTATAATCAATCTAGAAATCGCTGATAAACAAATCACCGATAATATAGATGATTCTATACAGAGATTTACAAAATATTCTGGAGATGCTTCCTTCAGAAATGCTCTAGTTTTGCCGCTTTGTGCTAATCAACAAAGTTATCAATTGGATTCTTCTGTCAAAACTGTTCTATCTTTAAATGTTGTACAATCCGCCACAGATGGTATAAACATACTATTTAGTCCAATGAATCAGATGTATCAACAAGGATTTTTTGACTTCTTATTCAAAGGTGACTCTGGAGGTTCGTTGGTATCGTATGAAATGGGTATGGAGTACCTTCAAACAGCTCAAGATATCTTAGGAGCTAAATTCTTCTTAGATTTCAATAAATACACTCATATCTTAAAAGTTACTCCTATACCATACTACGACACAATTGGTGTATGTGAAGTCTACACAAAATATGATCCAGGGGCAGGGCAATCTGATATATATAATGAAATTTGGGTTAAAGAATATGCTTTGGCACTATCTAAAATTAACTTAGGTTATATTTGGGGCAAATATAGTGGGGTATCTCTACCAGGTGGTGGAACTATCAATGCTGCACAAATAATTGGTGATGGACTAAAAGAAAAAGAAGCTTTAGAAAATAAGCTAATTAAAGATGAAGCGGAACCATTAGAATTCATTATTGCATAATCAAGGAGATTGCGTATTATGACCAAAACTGAGATAGATAATAAGATGAAGACTGCAGATATTTTAGAAAAAGAAATATTACAAAGTACGAAAAGATTAGATATTATTATCCAACAGTTTAAGAAAAGAATAAATGGGAACATTCAGCTTAGTAAATAATACAAAAGACAAAGATTTATATGAAAGATTAGGCCAAGAACAAGTTCAGCTCTATGGTACTGATCTAGAATATTGGACTATATCCAGAGACACAACAAAAGACACTCTTTATGCTGATGATACTCTTCCTATTATAACTGGAAAGTACAATATCAAAGGTTATGGTCAACCAATAACTGAGTATTTTACCCTTTCTAAATTTGGTTTTCAAAGCCCAGATGTGATTGAGTTTATGATTAGTAAAAAAGAGTTCCATGAAGTTTTAGGTGATAATGTAGAACCTCTTTGGGGAGATTTAATTTATATTCCTTTTATGCAAAGAACGTTTGTTATAGCAAATATTCATCATGAAGAAAATGTATTCTTATGGGAAAAGATGTCCTATAAGTTCATATTGAATGCGGCTGATAAAGATGCCATTGTTGATAATACTGGACTTGATAATGATGCAATCAATGCTTGGACTGCATCAGGAACAGATACTCTTGAAGATACATTTACTGTTACAACTTGTGCAAGTGATATTGTAGTAAGCAAACCTGATGATCAAAATGTATTCGGGGAATGGGAATAATGCCAGAATTTTATACTTATGTTTTCTTAAATACTTTAAAACCTGGTAACTACACTTATAGTTATGATAATTTTTGTATATCTTTTCCTTTTGAACCTTTTTATGTTGGAAAAGGATGTAAAGATAGAATAAATAGTCATTTAAAAGAAATAGAGGAAGATATGTATAATCCTCATAAATTTTATACTATTCAAAAAATAAAAAAAGAAACAGGAAAAGAACCAATTTCTATTAAAATTGAGAGTAATATAAATGAAACTTGTTCTTTTTGTTATGAAAAGAATTTAATTTCAATCATTGGACGTGATGATTTGAATTTAGGTCCTTTAACTAATTTAACAGATGGTGGAGAAGGATGCACCAATAGAATATGGTCACAAGAATCTAGAGATAAAATAAGTAAATGTCAAACAGGAATGGTAAGAAAGTTAGAGGTTATAAAACAAAGGGAGGAAACAAGAAAAAAGAATGCTATTGACAGAGGTTATTGGTTAACAGAGGAATCTAAAAGAAAAATTGGATATAAACATAAAAATAAGATAGTTTTTGATACACAAAAAGAAAAACAAAGAGAATCTATGAAAGATAGGATTGGGATAAGTAAAAACACAATAAATAAAACTATAAAATTAGATAAGTTACCCTTATATTTATTAGAAGGATGGAAAATAGGTCATTGTGATAAAGTACAAAAAATATATGTTACTTCTAATAAAACATCAAATAAAAATAGAATAGGAATTTATAATTTAGAGTTAATACAAGAAAAGAAAATCAAATGTGGTGAATTAGGAAATTATATTAAAAAAGATTGGTTACTTGGAAGATTGCCCTCTGTTAGAGCAAAAATAACAGGAAGGATAAAAAAGAATGTCTAATATACGCCAATTTTATTTTCCTAATGTTATAAAGAAGGCCACTATCGCATTTATGAATATTTTTACTGATATCCAAGTAGCAAACTTGGATGCTAATGGAAATATTTTTCAAATGAGAAATGTTAGTTTGACATTTGGTCATAAAGATAAGTACATTGCCAGAATGATGAAAGAACAAAATAATAATAGTAACTGGTCTTTGATGCTTCCTCATATAGGTATAACAATTACAGGATTTAGACCAATACCTGAATTTAATAGAGGAGGACATTTACTTCCACTTTATCAATATGTAGATAATACTGGTTCTGGTCAAAAGTTATTTGCTGCAAACCCATATGAAATAACTTTTAGTGTTTCTTTGTTATCACAACATATGGCAGAAATATCTATGATGTTAGAACAGATCCTTCCTGAATTTAATCCATTCAAAAATATTACAATCAAAGAATTTGATTTCTTACCTGATTTCACAAGAGATATTAAAGTTCAATTAACTAGTTGTGCACCATCTTTTCCTACCGAGATATTAGAAAATAACATCGCAAGAATAGAATTTAACTTAACATTTACGATGAATGTCTGGATTTACAGACCTCTTCTCACTAGTGCAATTATTAAAAGTGTTAATGTGGATATTATTGATGAAGTTACTTCTAATTTAGAAACAGCTTACACATATACTGTTTCTGGTAATGATTCGAATAATTTTGTCGAATTACAAGATGTGTGGATAGATGCGAGCTAGGAAAAAAGAAACTCCTTGCACTCATCACAGCTTAATCAATTCTAAAGAAGAAGCAGAAGAAAAACTTAGAATGTTAGGATTGTGTTGGACTCATACCGATTACAAAGGTAGTGATATTGTATTCTTTTTGTATGAAACAACAATTGCCGTATGGAATCCAAGTTATGCATGTCTCAGTCTAAAATAAGGAGAAATTGATGAAGTTTAAAAGAGTTGAAAATTTTGATATTTTTGTACCTGGGTCGTATGGAAAAGATATTCAAGGAAATTGGATGATATGTTTTCTAGATGGTAGATTAGGTAACTTAAAATTACATAAAGTGATAGAAAACAAAGATGGAACCATTACTGTTACGCCGTCTATCTTAGTAAGAGATGGTAAGAATCCTGATATACATGGTTTTTTAGAACATGGTATTTGGAGAGATTGTTAAGAATGAGATTTAAACAATTCATAAAAGAAGATTGGTTTAGTGCTTCAACTCATGGTAAGCGTAAAATCTTAAAATTAAGAATTTTAACCAATCATACTTTAACTTTAGAAAATAAAGGTAAGAAATTTGTTGTAGTTTTAAAAGGTTCAGATGATACCAAAAGTTCAGATATTTATGATACATTTGAAGAAGCAAATGCTAAATTCGAAAATTATGAAAAAGAATTGAAATAAATATAAATATTTCAATAAGGAGAGTAAAAAATGGAAAAAATTTCAGATACAATGGTGGAAAGTTTAGGATACCCAACCGGGTTAGAAACCAAATTAGACGAATCAGTAAGTGTATTTACTGGTTTGGAATTAGATTCAGAATACCCAAGTGGTTTAGATGAACAAGATGGAAAAGAAGGAAAGACTTGTCATACTTGTAATAAAGGTACTTTCAAAAAGATTGTTAAAGATGGTAAAGAAAAATTAGGTTGTGATCATTGTGGCAAACTAAATGAATCAGTAAGTGTATTTACTGGTTTGGAATTAGATTCAGAATATCCAAGTGGATTAGAAGAAAAAGAAATTTATTTTTACAAAGGTAAAAAGGTAACGATGGTAGAGCGTCCAGTAGGTAGTCGTAAAACCACTGATAAAGATTTTATTGAAATATATGATGAAGAAACAGGTGATATGAAGTTAGTTAAGAAATCAGAATTATTTGCGGGGGTTATTCCCGCTACTGGAGGTAAGATTACCGCAGGTTACTTTGCATCTAAAACAGATGCTGGTTTTCTTAATGCAAAAGAAGCTACAAAAGGAGTGAAAGAGGGAAAATTAATCGGGCCTTTCAAATCCCTTTCGGCTGCGGAACGGGCTTCATTAAAACATTGGAAAAGAAGAAGTTGATAATCAAAGGGTATCGATTGAACAAATTTCTGGATTAAATTCAATGGAAATGATGGAAAAAGCTTTCTTAGGTGAATACAAAGATAGTGTAGATAACAAAAAAGTAGTAGAGATGTCTAAAAAATATATTGAACTACTTTCTCGATATAGTTATATGTTATCACAAATATCAAATCTTGTTCAAAAAGGCAGATTAAAAGATAGAAGATATAATGGTAAGATTGAAGATGAATGGGATTATCTGAATTTGAAATCTTCTGTGGAAGAACTTAAGAAATCTAGCTGGAGATACGCAGACTAAAAAATGAAAACATGCAAGCAGTAGCTCTAATAGTTATGCATTTAGAACGAAGAGTGAAAAATAATGTCTTTTAAACAATTCATATCTCCTAAACCTATTATTGTAGAAAAATACAATACAGGTATCGGTAACTTTAAATCTTTTCTGCACGAAGAAGGTATATTGAAGAGTGACCTGAAGGTTTTAATACTGACTAAAAATTTAGTAACAGAAACTGATAGTGGCAACCCTTCTACTACAAAAAGAATTATTGAGGAATGTAAAAAAGCAAGAATAGAATATCACTTGATTGTTATCAAAAATTGTTACATTCAAAAAGATGAAAAAGATAAGATGACTCTTATCAAAACTAACACAGATGGAACAGAAGAAGAAAAGATTGAGATCATCCCAAGTAACACAGTGGCATTTACCAGAAAATCTGCTTCGGAATCAGAAAAAGGTTTGTACTTTCTGTCTAAATTAGAAAATGCTGGTGTGTTTATGATTAATGATAGAAAGTCTATGGAAATTTGTAACAATAAATTATCAACAACACTTGTCACTTCTAAAGCAGGAATCTTGAATCCAAAAACAGCTATTTTTTCTGATTCAACTAAAGAACAAATTGAAGATCAAATGAAGCTATTTAATGGTAATACTTATCCTGTTATTTTGAAAACATTGGTAGGTGAGCAAGGCAAAGGTGTTATGAAGATAGAATCTTTTGAATCTTTGTTTAGTGTGCTACAAACAATGTGGTCAAACAAGATAAATGTAATCATACAAGAATTTATTGAAGCAGATTATGATATTAGAGTGATTGTTGTAAATGGTGAACCAATTGCTGCTATGAAAAGAATTCATTCTGAAGATGATTTCAGGAGCAATGTTCATCAAGGAGCAAAAACAGCAAAGCATAAACTGACTGATGAAGAGATAGAGATATCAAAAAAGGTTTCAAATGTTATCGGAGCTTTTTGGTTGGGGTTAGATATCATAACAGACAAAAAAGGAAACAAATATCTTCTAGAAGTAAATACTTCTGCAGGTACAGAAGGAATAGAAGAGGAAACAGGAATGAATATAGTTTCATACATCATAAAACAAATTCTAAATAAAGCAAATTGGCAGAAGAAATATATTGAAGCTGGGTACGTAGAAAAAGTTATTCTTACTTCCAACGGTAAAGAAGTATTCGTTGGTAATGCAAAATTGGATACAGGAAATGGCATCACTAGTTCTATCCATGCTACTGATATCGAAAAACTTCAAAATGGAAATGTTATGTTTACATTGAATGGCAAGAAAATGGTTAAGAAAATTATCAAACATGTTACCGTTGTAAAACATCAAAGGAAAATAGAAGATAGCAGGATTGTTGTTTTATTTGATGTCAAAATAGGTGATAGAATAAGAAAAGATATTGAGTTTGCTCTAACCAATCGTCAGGGAACATTAAAAGATTTGGAACCAGTACTGTTAAGTAGGGATGTTATATCCAGATTTGATTTCATGGTAGTTCCGGATCAGAAGAATTTAATAGGGGAAAGTAATTGAATATAGTAGATAAAATTGATGATTATCTTTTGAAGTTAGAACTTCCAACACATAGACCTGATGGTATTAGAGTAACAAAAGAACCTATAAAAGATTCAATTCCTTATAAGAGAGGATTAAAATACGGAGATAAAGTTCGAGGCCAATATCATGATTTAAACAGAAAATATGAAATAGTAACTGGTAAAATTTATGGATTTACACATGATGATGCTATGATTTTAGATAATAAATCAGAAAATTTTTATTGGATTGATTCTAAAAATATTTTTAGAATTAAAAATTAGGGAGAAAAATAATGAATATTGTAGATAAAATTAACAATTATCTTTCGGAGTTGGAATTAAAGAAAGATGTTGATAAAAAGAAAGATGATGCTAAGGTCAAAAATCAATCTCAATCAGAGATTGAGGTTGGTGATATCATAACAATAAATGTTGGTGATAAACAATCCACCAGTTCTAATACTGTTTTACAGAAGATTTTAGATTTATTATCATCAAAAAAGATCAAACCAAAGGGAGATAAAAAGTAATATGAAAATTATAAAAAGAATAGATGATTACTTGAATGAAGTCAAAATTCCTTTATCAAAATTAGGTGCGGCAGGTTCATATGTATCAATTATGTTGAAAACTATTGCAGAAGTTTTGAAAAAAGAAGCAAGCAAAGAAGGTTTTATTACAGGAAGAACTAAAACTAATGATCCATTCAATTCCAGTGTTGGTGCCAAAGATGAAAATTGGCAACTACAGTTTTGGATAGCGCACGAACAAACAGGTGAGATATTTACACTTGATGTTATCGCTTCTGTTTCAGCTGGATATTTTTCATACAATGGTGAAAAAAGTTTCAAAACTATTATAGACAATGCCTTTTTTAAAGGAGATACGTTTGATCCTTCGGGAGCTTCAACCAATCCTAGATTGATTGGAATTGCTAAAAGAGCAGTTGCAAGTCTTGTAGCTCAACGCAAAATAGCTGAAAAGAAATCTGGTAAACGAACACCTATGTAGGATGCCGCATATGTAGCAGGATACACGAATGAAACCGTTCATTGGATTAGTAAATGGAATAAAGGCGGTAAATCATTCTATCTGTGGCAAAAAACTGAAGGCGGTTATTTTTATGAGTTGACAGATTTTTCTAATCATACAATCAAAAATTTTACACAAAATACCATAGAAGATGTTGAAACTTGGTTAGAACAAAATAATTATAAAGAAGAAAAGTAGAGGATACAATGGCAAAAGTAAAACAAGGTTCAATAGGATTGATTTCTAACAGCAGAGTGAGAGGTAGAGATCCAATTCGTCATAAGTTTAAGAAAACTAGACAAGGTAATTCCAAGAATACCAAGAAGGTAAAGGGATAAAAATGGAAATTATAGATAAAATAGATAAATATTTGAATGAAGGGCTAATGATTCAGGTAATTTCCATAACATAACTAAGGTATCAAATACTATTCATTTTACAGTAGGCAATACCAAATAAGATTATTATGAACTTTAAAAATTTTTTAAATGAAGTAATTAATTTAAAACAAGGTCAACGTTATGAGATAGGTATAGAATCAGAACTTAAAGATGTATATAATCAAAAAGTTCCTTCAGCTATCTATAAAGTAAATTTTATTTCACAAGATATTATTGATCTTATGAGTGATTATAATGAATATCGCATTCATCTTGTAGATTTAGAAAAAGAAATCAAACTTAATTACATTTGGAGGACTTATGAACTTTAAAGAATTTTTAAATGAATCAGTATATGATTTAACAGTACAAGGTGCTGATGCCAAATTTGCAGGCAAGGCTCTAAGAGAACTGGGGATACAACTTATCTCAGGTGGGTACAGAGAAGGATCAAACTTATATCATTTTCATTTTAGAACTCAATTCGATAATAATCAAATTGAAGGTGCTCTAAAAGAAAACAATATTAATATACCTTCTATCACTCTTATAAGAAAAGAAAAAGAAACTAGAAAGGATAGATAATGAAAACAATTATAGAAAGAATAGATGAAGTTTTAGAATCTAAAACAGTTAATGAAGTTTTAACAAAAGAAGATATAAAAATATTTGAAGCAAAAAGAAAAGAATTACTACCTAAAATTAAAAAGATAAATGATTCAAATATTTTAGGTGATGTTTCTGATTATGCTGTTGGTTTATATTATCCAGATTTGATGAATGCTGTTCACCAAGCTGAAACTGGATTGCAGATAATAGAAAGTTTATTGAGTAGAAAGGTCTAAATATGAAAATTTTAGAAAGAATAGATAAGTATTTAAAAGAAGCTCCAGTTATTACACCTTTGCGGGGTATTTCAATAAATGATGCAGGTCCTGCGGGGCAACAATTGGCAAGAAAGAATGTAGATATTGGCTTAGCTAAAATGCTTATGGATGATCTAACCGACATCTATCCAGAACTTGAAGGAATAAAAGTAGAAATAACTAACAGAGGCGGTATTTGTGGACAATTTTTTCCTGGAAGTAGAACGTTATGTATAAAACATCAGGCTTCTTTATTAACTTTTGCTCATGAATTAGCTCATCATTGGTACCTAGAACATAACAATAATTTTAACAATAAGATGAATGAAATTTGTCAACATATCGTAGATTTATTGAAAGGAATATAATATATTTTAGTGAGTTCTTAAAGGAAGGTCTAGAAACATTTGATGCTAAAGAACTTCTAAAACTATACAATGAGATAAAGCAAAAATCTTTCTTGGAACCAGAAGATATGAAACAAATAAATAAAATTGGGGCAATACTTCTTGGAAGAAGTATCAGGATTGATAATAATCAACCATTTACTAAGAAGACAACCAATTGGATGAATCCGAAAAGGGTTACAGATTTTAGAGAAAGAAGGAATAAAAAAGTCCTAAAATGAAAATTATAAACAGAATAGATAGCTACTTGAATGAATCCTCCTATAAAGAGTTACCTAGGACTGTGACAGATGCGATTAGACGTATTGCAGGATCTTTCGATTGGAATTCGCCTGCATATAAGAGATTTTCTAAATATAACAATTATGGTAGCAATTCAATGCCATCTATTGATGAGTTGAAAGAAATGATTAAAGAAGCATCTAAAAGTGATGATAAGTTTGTAATCGCAGCAATCAAAAAAGTGAAAGAATATATGCCTCAAATAAAAGAATTTGACAAAGTTAGTCAAGATGCAAAACAAAAAGTTTCTGATACAATAAAAAAATGGCAAAGTCAGTTCAAGATGCCTGAAGGTTTCAAATTTACATCACCAGAATTTACTTCAGGTGGAAGAAAAGCGATTATTAATAATAAGGATACGATAAAGATTGAATGGAGTATTGAAGGTCATTTATATGCAGGAAAAATAAGTTATATGTTAGATGGTTCTACAAACTTTAAAAATAATAAAGGTTGGTTTAGTTTTGATAGAATAGGAGTTGAATCTTCATTTTATGTAGATTCAGATTCTGATGGTACGGTAGATTTGAATAAGGTTATTCCAGAACAAATCAAAAGAGCAGAAGATGCAATCAAAGAAACAAAATCATATGTAAAAGTTCCAACAACCGGCTTTACTATTTCTCCTGATAGTGTAAAAGAAATGTCAAACAATTTGAAAGCAGGAAAAACTGAAAGGTTAACACCAAGTGGTTTTGGAATAGAACTTGAACTTAGTTCGTCACCAAAGAGCAGATATGCTAAGAAAGGCCCTACAGAGTTAGCGAAATTTTTTGGATTATCAGTAATTTATGTGGAAGAACACGATAGGGATTAAATATATATGAAAAATATTGCAGTAGATCAATATCATTGTCCTAATTGTAATGCAGAAGATACATTATGGCCTAAATTTATAGGAAAGAAAAAGACTTATGTATGTTCCAATTGTGGTGAAATGTATGGCACAAGTCAATTAAATAAACTATGGGGACGAGATAAAGATACAAAATCAATTACGGTTTCACCCGTTAAGGAGAAGGAATTTATGAATATTTTAGATAGAATTGATGAATACTTGAATGAAAATGTACAAAAACGTGGTTTACATATCAAAGATCTAAAAGCTGGAATGAAAGTGAAACATGATTCTTGGAATCAACAAACTTCCGAACCTCTATTGGTTGTTTTAGATGGTTCAGCTCATAGGAAACTTAAGGATATGGAAACTGGTGAACTATCTGATATACTTGCTGGTGGAGAAGATGAGTGGGGTTGGTTTGAGGTGTAAATGCTATATACAATTCATAGACCTGAATTTGTAAAAATAGCAGAAGATGATATTGCAATTGGAGAAGGAACAATTATTCTTCCAATTGATAGTTACAATGATGTAGCATATACACCTTCTATAGTTATAGGAAACCATGTCAGTATTGGAAGATATTGCATGATTTCTTGTATAAAAAGTGTGATCATTCATGATAGTGTAACCATAGGAGATAACGTACATATAACTGATAACGATCATGAGTACAATGATTTGACAATCAGTATAATGAAACAAGGAGTAAAAATTAATGAAGTAGAAATTGGTGAGTTTTCTTGGATTGGTAGAGGAGCGGCTATATTAAGAGGAGTGCATATCGGCAAAAATTGTGTGGTTGGTGCAAATAGTGTGGTTACAAAAGATATTCCAGATAGAACAGTTGTTGCAGGAGTTCCTGCCAAACCTATCAAACGATATAATGAAGATACAAAAGAATGGGAAAAGATATAAAAGGAGATAAAGGAAAATGAAAATTATAGATAGAATTGATGAATATTTTATAAATGAAGATAAAGAAAATTATACGTTTGTTGATGGATTTTATGAAAAGAGAAGATTATACAACTCCTAATGGAAATTTTAGGAAACAAGTATGGGTTTTAAGAAAAAATGGAGATGTAATAGATTATGATAAATACCGTAATGATATTATAGAACGTCATAAATTAAAAATAAAGGAGTAAATATGAAAATTATAGATAGAATTGATGAATATTTTATAGTTGAAGAAATTATCAAAGGAGCTTTTCACCGCTGGCTTGGTAAAAAAGAAGATGAACCTATTACTGATGCTGATATACAAAAAGGATTAAATAGTTCTGATACACATGCTAGAAAAATGGCGCAGTTTGCAAAAAATATGAGAAATAGATAAAAAAGGAGAATTTTTATATATGCCAAGTTGGGATGCTAATGGAAATGAAGAATGGATCTGCCAAGTTTGTGGTAGAATTAAAACTGGTGAATCTACTTGGATGACACCGGTTCCAGGTAAAAAATTCAATGGAAATGTTTGTAAAGATTGTCTCAAAAAGATCAAAGATGACACTAAAAAAGAATCTGTTATAGAAAAGATTAATAAATTTTTGAGTGAAAATGGCCAGAGGTAATTGGAAACCAGATGTAATTCATCCTTCAATACGTTGTAGATATTGTGGTTATAGAATCTTAAAGAAGAGTGATATCTATAGACATGAAGAAAAACCTTGTCATAAATCTTGTGCTGAAGATAAAGGATTATCAGTAATAACAAATAAAGAATGGTTGGAGAAGAGAGGTACAGCAGAAATGGAAATCATAAACAGAATAAATAAGTATTTGAATGAAGGTTGGTCAGAAGGCGATAAAGTTACATATCAAGGTAAGAATTATGAAGTGTATGGAATTGAAGGTAAAATGGTAATTATCATTTCACCTGATGAAAAAGAAAGAATCAAAGTTTTACCTCAAGAAATCAAAAAGAGAACCACTGAGAAAAAGATGAAATGTCGATGCTACATAAACGCCTCTTATAATTCTAAGACAGCATGGAGAACAGGAAAATTACCAAAGCCATGTCCAATACATGAAAAGCCCTTTTAAAACCTGTTCCTGCGGTCGTGAATACACTCAGGAAGAATGGAAATTGGTGAGGGCAGAATTGAAATATATTCTGGAACAGATGCCAGAAGCGCAGATGTTCGAATAGGTGATACATTTACTGTAACAAAAGAAGATGAAAATTGGTATCAAGGATCTTTGAATATAAAAGGAAGTTTTGAACATCATCCTGGTTTAAGTGGGAAAGATGTTTCTGGATATACCAGTCATAGGAATGTTATATTTCTTCTAAGAAAAAAATATGTAACAAATAATTCAGACGATTTTTGGGCTACATGGAAACAAATATAAATAATACATATATAAAGGAGATATTAAATATGAAAAAACTCTGTTTAATGATGGTTGTTTTCTTAACTATCTTGCTTTCTGCAAGTTCTGTTAATGCTTTTAGTGATGTTTATACATTGGCAACCAATATCACAAGTACAGCAGGTGCTCAAACAGCACAATTGACACAAGCTCATGTTGGAACTCAACATAAATTCTGGACTTGTTTTCTTGTATTGAATGGTTCTGTTACATCTGCATCTGTTAGAATTGAAGGAAGTGAATGGCCTACTATATTTAGTCCTACTGGTGTAATGACTATTACTTGTACTGCTGGTGAATTGACAGCAGGAATTTGTCAAGGCATTTCTGCCAATGCTGTATTCAATTATTTACGAGCTAATGTACTTGGATTCTATTCAAGTGGTGGTGGTAAAATTTCCAATATCGTATGTAGAGGTTCTGAGTAAAATCAATCTTAAAAGAAGGAGCTTTAAATATTATGAGATTCAAAAAATTTTTAAAAGAGGATAATGAAAATTCTAACATCGATCCTAACAGTTTCAACTTTCAAGTTGGTGTTACTTATAGGATTGTTAACTTGAGAGATTTTGAAGGAAGACATGCCAAAATCATATCCGAAGTTCCTTCTAATGCCGGAAAGATGCTTAGAGTAATAGTGGATGGAACAACCACTTCAATCGTGGTTAGTGCTGTCAATTTGCAACCAGTTCCAATACCATCAGATACACCAACAAGAAATACTAAATTATCTGATGTGATGTTGAACCCAATACCAAATGGGGATGGTGAGTTTCCAAATCTTCCTGCGGCAGATAAGTAAACGGAAATAAAATGAGTAATCAACAAGGTCAATTAGCACAAGTTTTTGATCTTCCACAGATAGAAGCTCCTAAACCTATGGATGTGGAAGTTACTATTGTTGAATCAAAAGATATTACAATTCTTGGAAATAAAGAATTATCCCCAAGAATTGAAGATTCTGACTACATTAGAACTGAATTAAAAGAACTTGTGCAAACTACAAAAGATGCTCTTGATCTTGCAATCGCAACTCAAGTAAATGATTCCGATCCAAAAGCAGCAGAAGCGGTTGCGAAACTTGCGACTACTCTTGCCACTTCACTCAAAACGTTGATTGAATTGAACAGTAAAGAGAGTGATAAAGAAATCAAAATAAGAGAATTGGAAAATAGACAACAGGGGGAAACTAAACCACCAGTTCAAAATATTCAAAATAATTTGATTGTTTCTACTGTAGATCTTATAGAAATGATACTAAACAAAAAGAAGGAACTAACATAAAGGAGAATAGAAATGAGAGTATATGGCGGCTATCCAAGTGGCTTGGATGATAAAGAAGTAATTGTTGAGAGCAAAAAAATAATTGATTCAACTGAAGATATTAAAATGGAAGAGGAAACATTATCAGATAGTTCTCATGTATATAATATCATATTACCTGGTACTATAGAATGTGCAAGTAAAAAGGATGCCGAAGAACTATTTATATTTTTAGTAAATGGTGTTAAAAAGAAGAAATGGTGGCAGGCGGATTAATTTTAATGAACTTACGAAACTATCTGATAGAAACTGCTAAGCAGAATGAACTTCTTTCTGGCAATACAAGCATCAGAGAAAAGTTCAGAAATTCTTTTTCTTACATTGAAGATGTTTTTCATTTTAGACATACAATGGAGTATCAGGCGCAACTTCCAACAACAATTGTAAAAGCATTAAATTTACCTTTGGTAGATTCAAATACTATTGATTGGAACAAATCAAAGACACAAAAGACAGTTGAAAAGTTCTATTCAGATGGAAAAGTTGGTGTATATATGTTGAATGGAACTGGTCTTTCTTGGATGAAACATATGACAGGATTGTTAGGTACAAAATCAGAAGAAAGCTTCGAACAAGTAAAATTAATTCTAATTGCCAAAGGAATCTTAAAATTATGAAAACAATAATAAGGAGAAACAAATGATAAATCATCAAAAAGTTCTTATCACAAAAGAAGAAGTTAGAAAGTTTGTTGTAGAAACTCATGAATTTTCACAAAGAGAGAACCAATATAAGGTAGGTTTGAATAATAGAATCTATCGTGGCGCCAGTCTTTCTGAATTAATTGATCAGATAGAAAAAATTTCAATAAAGAAGTAATTTTAAATTATGGAACAACCTTTTATTTCAAAAAAGGATTGCTGGTATGATGATAATCCAAAAATTATCATCTTTAATGCATTCAAAATCTGGAAACTACAAAAACCTCTTCGTGATAAGTTGAAAGAAGAAGAAATGTTGAGAGTTCTAAGGGATATGAATACATGAAATTCAAACAATTCATAGTTGAAACAGATAATTCAGTTAGAACTGGAACAATAACCGCTATTTTACAGGAACCTTATAAACTAGGTCATATTACATTTGTTTGGGTTCTTGATGACCGTGGTATAACTCATAAACTTGATAAACAATTTCAACTTCCAAAAAATCTAACAGTTGGTGATACAGTAAGATTAGTCTATCATCAATTTATGTGGAGAATAGAGTAGAATGGAAATTATAAACAAGATAGATAAGTATTTGAATGAAATGATAGCAAAACAAGATCAATTTACTAAAAAAATTATTGATGCTTGTTTTCCTAGTTATAAAGGACGCCAAATTGGTATAAACGTTTTTCAAGGTCCTAAACAATTAGATTCATATTGGGAAGGTGGCCATAAAGATGAATATGTATTTTATGATCTTGCCACTGGTAAAACTAAAGAAGTTCATACAAATCATCCATATTTTGAAAAAGGTCAACCTAATATGATTAGCACATTGCCAGAAGGAATAGCTCTTGTCAAACATACATTCTCTGGTAGTAAAGAAGGTATAGCAATCTATGTCAACCCCGAAAATTTCAACAAAATGATAACTCATAATGTAGCTCAAGAATTATCATGGTCTGAAAAAGTGGTATTAGCATCTTTCAGTTTTAAATCATCATATGCAGGAATAAGTGATTACAGAAAATCAGAAGCTATGTCACAAGCAGGAATTTCTAGTTCTGATTATGAAACTGCAAGGGAATCTTTAAAAAATAAAAAATTACTAACTCAATCAAATGCTTTAACAATTGATGGTAAAAATGCAAGAATAGATATGAAAATGGATTTATACAAACTACGTAGCTTAAAAGGTTAAAATGAGTTTCAAACAATTCATAGCAGAAGATAAGAAAATGAAAGTCTTTCTTGGAGGAACATGTAATGAATCAACTTGGAGAGATGAACTAATTCCTAAACTGAAAATTGATTATTTCAATCCTGTAGTAGAAGATTGGAATGACGAAGCACATAAGAGAGAATTGAAAGAACGAGAAGAATCCGATTTTGTTCTCTATGTTATTACACCGAAGATGATAGGAGTTTATTCAATTGCAGAAGTTATAGATGATAGCAACAAGAGACCGAAGAAAACAATATTTTGTTATTTGAAAAATGACGGAAAACAAGAATTTAGTTCAGGTCAAGTAAAGTCATTAGATGCCGTAGGCAAAATGGTTGATAAGAATGGTGGTAATTGGTTTCAATCCATACACGAAGTAATAACTTTCTTAAATAAAGAATAGAAGGAGAAATAGAAATGACAATTTTGGAAAAGATTCAGCAATATCTTGGTGAATGGGCAGCAAATGCTCATGGTCATGAAACTGAGAATCACACATTCAGAAGTAAAAGCAATCCAGATGTAGATTATACAACTATCAGATGGTCTGATGGCACTTATAGCTGTAATTGTCCAGGATGGACTCATGCAAAGGATGGTAAAAGATTCTGCAAGCATGTAAATAAACTAGGTGGTAAACCAGTTTCTGCATAAAGTAATGAACTTCAAACAATTCATAATAAATGAAGATCGTGGTTATTGTGGTATACCTACTTCTGGAGGTTATAGTTGTAACTCTGAATATGAGATAGGAGCTGCCACTATCGCTGAAGCTCTACATTGTATTCTTGGTTCTGCACAAATGTATAAAATAGGTTATGGTCGTGGTGAAGTTGCACATATGAAAGAAGAAATTGGTATAATCAAAAAGACTCTTTCAGAGTATTCAAGATCTATATATACTGAACAATTACAAAGAAATTGGGTTCAATATATGAAAGATTCAGTAGAAAGTATTCGTAGTAATAGAGATAAATTAAAAGCACGTGTTGATTCCGGAGTATCTAATGAGTATACAAAATTACCAAATGAAGTAAAACGAGTTGCCAAATTATGTTTTGATATGTTAAATAAGTTAGCTGATGTGATGTTTGATAGTGTTAAGAATTGGCCTGCTATAGATAAAAGCGCATTTAGTAATTATGATTTACGTATTCAAGCTGAAAGAATAAATGTAGAAATAGAAGGTTTAGAAAAACTTGATGGTAACAACAGATGACTTTTCAAAAACTTTTAAAAATTGCACAAGATAAAAATACTTCTAAACAAGAAGAATCAATTATAGATAGGATAAACAATTTTCTAAATGAGGTAAAGTTTGTATGGAATGAAAAGACAGGACTTGAATTTATCAAGAAGTATAAAGCTTTATTTGATAAAGCAGGAGTAAAAGTTGAAATAGTTGGAAGTGCAGCAGTTAGAGATTCTACCCATGATTTAGATTTGTTAGTTACTCATATGAAAAATCAATTTTCTTATGGAATTTTAGTTTCGGAATTCAAGAAACATCCAGATGTAATGGGTATAGAATCTGGAGATGATATAGAGTTAGGTTCAATGATAACCCTTAACTTGAAACCAGACAAAAGAGTTGTTGATATCATATTTGGTTTCGAATAAAATGAAATTCAAAGAATTCATAAATGAATCATTCAAAGTAGAAAAGGCAGAAGAGGATACCGTTTATTTTAGTGATGGGGTTTGGCTAACTTTTATCAAACATTCTATAGATACCAAAACAGCAGTAGCAAATATCAACAATATTAGACCCACAGGGTCACCTAACATAATAACACCTAAAGTAGAAAAAGGAAAACAACAAAATTATAAGACCAATAGTCCAACTATAATTGATGAAGTTCCAAAGAAAAAGGTAACTGGTTTAGTACGAAACGAATATTCACCATGGGGTAAAAGTTATACAAAAACTTGGGGAGCTTCTGTCTACTTACCATGGATAGGTGCACCGGCATATCATATAGGTGGACCTGTCAAATTAGATGGTGAGTATGGACAACAGATATATTTACCAAACAATGCAACCTTTTATTTCAAAGATAAAGCTACTGCCAATCAGTTCTATAGAACTTGGGGAGCAGATATTATCAAATGGCCTGGTGAAAAGTTAGAATGAACTTCAAACAATTCATAAATGAAAAAGAAGAATTTTTGCCTTTCAAAATGAAATATGAAGGAATGTTTAACGCCGCCTATTTTAATAATGGAGCAGATGCTTTACGTTGGAGAGGTAAACATTGGAAAGATATTCTAAATGATGCACTTCTTATGGAACTGCATATAGATATTTCTCCAGAAAATCAAGGAAAAGGATTAGCTGTAAAAATGATCAAATCTTTATTACATCAGAAACATGGTAATATTTGGATCGCTAAAGGTAGAATTATTAATCCCAATGTGTATAAGGTTATAGAAAAATTAAAGAATGATAATTTTTTCAAAGTTACAGAAATTGAAGATGGATTTATAATTCAAGAAAAATGAACTTTAAACAATTTCTAAATGAAGATATGGATGAACAAATTAAAGAAGGAGAAAACCTTTACAGAGAATTGAAAGAACGACCAGAGTTTCGCATGGGAAGTTGGGCAGGATTTAAAATGAGATTAAGATCTTTTCGTGGGCTTCCTCCTGCAAAAGCAGGAGATAATCCGGATGCTACAAAAGCAGAACAATATGCTTTTAGTAGGTTGAATGGTTGGACAAAAGAGGAAGCAAAAAAGAAAATATTCAATCCAGTGTTAGATGTGGAAACAAAAAGATTAGGTAAAAAATGAAACTAAAACAATTTTTATCAGAAAATCTTAGTCTAGAATATCATAAGGAACTAAATCCAAAAATATTTGATTTGGGATCAGATAATGCAGAACCTGTTATGTGGTCTGAAGTACGAACTAAATTGTTGGAATTGGCTAAAAGTTGGCAAGAATTTGCGAAGATAGATGTTGGTTTAATCAAAGATGTCATATTAACTGGTGGAAATGCAAACTACAACTATACCAAATTTTCAGATATAGATATTCATCTTGTAATTGATTATAGTAAATTATCAAGTAATGATAACTTCATACTTGAGTATATGATGGATAAGAAATTGATTTGGTCAGTAAATCATCCTGATATCAGAATCAAAGGATACCCAGTAGAGCTCTTTGCTCAAGATTCAAAAGATCACCCTCACCCAGGACAAGGTATCTATTCTGTTCTATTCGATAGATGGATTATATCAGCTACCAATGAAAAATTGGATTTCAGCAAAAATTTTATTCTACAACATAAAGTGGATGTATACAAAAAGAAGATCGAAGATCTAATTAACAATAAAACAACAGACGAAACCGCCTTACAAAACTTGAAAGATAAGCTAAAAAGTATGCGCGGTGCAGCTATAGAAAAGTTTGGAGAATATAGTGTAGAAAATCTTTTATTCAAAGAACTCAGAAATGATGGATACATACAAAAATTGAGTGATTATCTGCGGAAAATAAAAGATAAAGAATTATCTTTAGAATCTACTTCTTTCAAACAGTATTTGAATAAGTACATGAGTAATAGATATTTTAAAGATGAAAATGGAATTCTATATGAATTTTCATATGAAGGAGATAAAGAATAATGACAAATTTAACTCGTCGTTATGGCTGGAAACCGGACATTCCGGATATCAGAGACTTTGGTTATAGTTTAATCAAACCATGGAGATTACTCTTACCTTCTAGTATAGATTTGAGGCCTAATTGTTCTCCAGTAAAAGATCAAGGCGATGCTAGTTCTTGTACTGGAAATGCTTTGGGTAATGCTCTTGAGTACCTAGAAATCAAAGATAAAAAAGGAAGCGATACTTTTTCTCGTCTATTCATTTACTATAATGAAAGAGAAGCTGAAGGAAATATAAATGCTGACGGCGGAGCCTTTATTCGTGATGGAATTAAAACATTAGCAACAATTGGAGCTTGTCATGAATCAACTTGGCCATACAATTTAGATAACCTAACAATTAAACCTTCAAATGAAGCTTATGTGGAAGCATCTAACCACAGGATAACTTCCTATTATAGGATAGGGTCTTTGGGTGATATGCGTAATTGTTTAGCATCTGGATACCCTGTAGCCTTTGGTTTCTCGGTATATGAGAACTTTGAGGGAGAAGAATGTGCTAAAACGGGTATCGTCCGAGTACCAGGTCCTACGGAAAGGATGATAGGCGGTCATGCGGTACTTGCCGTGGGTTATGACGATAAAACAAAAATGGTTTTAGTAAAGAACTCTTGGGGAGCTGATTGGGGGATAGGTGGTTACTTTTGGCTTCCTTACGAGTATATAGAAAATAGGAACCTTTCAGATGATTTTTGGACGATTAAGATGGGAGAAAATATATGAAAATTTTAAAGAGACTAACAGCATATTTGAATGAAGATACATTTAAAGAACTTAGGGATAAGTATGATAACTTAAAAATCATATTTTATCAAAGGTTCTGAAAATAGAGATGCAAAAATTATAGAGCCTAGTTCTGGTATTGGTAGAGATAAAGTATGGCTATCTGTAAAAGATGGTGGATCGGCAGGTACTGTGGCTTTATGTATGATACAGATTATCAATATGAACCGTGGGGGAGCTTATTACCCTATAAAGGACTTACAAGATTTAGATAAGATTCGTGCTAGCTTGAATGATTCATTAAATCAATTAGCTGAAGCTATAGAAAATTATGAGAAAGCTAGTTCTGATTTATTTATGAAGATGAGCGCCATTAAACCAAAATAGAATAGGATGAATTTTAGAAATTTCATAACAGAAGAAGTAAAAACCTTTTATCATGGAACAACTAAATCTTCTGCCGAACAAATTTTAAAAGAAGGATTCAAAATAGAAAAGGTAGGCAGCCGTTCTGATCCAGGGGATTTTGGTGAAGGGATTTATGTTACATTAAATAAGTATGTTGCTAAGTATGTTGGTGATGGAACTATTCTTCATGTAGTTGTGGATTTATCCAAGTTTGCATTTATAGATAATCCATACTTTTCTGAGAGATTGAAAAGTGTCACCATTATTGTGATTAGTACGTATTCCATCATATCCTGCTGACATAAATTTTTCACGTATTAAAACAATTACAATCTTTTTGATGATCTTCGAACTTGCAGTACCCGCCAGGTTTTACGTCTTCTTTTGAACATCCTTTAGAGCAAGATTCAGTATCTTTACGATAAAATTTACAATCATTTTTGGTTAAATAAACTTTCCATAAATTTCGTAAAACCCATTTCCAACCACTAAGGAATTGTTTCCTTGTATCAGCTAATGAAACCAACGCTGGATTATTCATTAGTTTAGTCTGATACTCAATTGCTTTCTCAACATATCTTGCTGTATTGTATAAATGAATTTCTTTAAATTCATTTCCAGAAAGAATATGATTGAGTGAAGCTCTTTCTTCGTCTGAACAATTTGCTCCATGACTATTGTGAGAAATTTGGTGCAATACTTCTTTCATTTCTTGATCATTTTCATCAAACTTATAATAAACTATTTTCAACATATATTTACCTCCTATTGCCGCATGTTTAAGTGTCCTCTCCATTTTCCAATAATTTCTTTCACCTTAGGTGATATTTCTCTTCTGGCTTCTGTTTTATTAAATGGTCTAATTCTTTTATCATAATCGGTGTACTTATGCCGTATATGAGCCACGGTAATTGTGGTTATACAACCTTCCAATTTTGCTTCTGCCAAACGATTCATATCCTTTTTGATTTCTTCTGAAACTTTAGTTATTATTTGTCCTTTATCCATTATTGGAATGCAAGGATAAACTTCATTTATCTTTTTTAGAATCTGTTTCTCAAATTTTACCCAACTAATTTCCATTTTCAGTACCGTCGAATACAATTATCACAAGTCTTATCACATAACTTATGGTCACACCAATTATCACAGGTTCCTTTACCAGTTATTTCTGTTGCATGTCCGTAATTTTGTCCAGCACAATTATTACAAGTTCCTTCACCCGCAAGCCCACAGTTATTACAAGTTCTATACTCTTTCAAGAACATATATACGGTGTTTGCAAATAAATCTGGATTGATAAAAAGAATGGTATTATTGATTCCGCTTGTCAAATCAAAGAAGTTATTTGCTACAAATTTACTAAACCATCTTTGTTTCATAGACCATTCCCAAAGTATACCAAAACCTACCCAATTGGAGAAATGTAAACATTTCTTGTAATAATTGTGCAAATATGGATAACGGTAATGTACACATGTGGGGTAAAAATCAGTCCATTTCATCTCTTCAATATTGGATATGCCAAATATAACTTTCATTAAATATTTATCACGTTCCTGTTCGTTCACTTTTTCTCCTCCTTAGTACAATTCCTCATTATTGCTGTTCCATAACAGTAAGAACTGGGGTAACCTGTATGGTCAGTACACCATTTAGATTCTTCCTGAACTTTAATCATTTGTTCCTTAGTGCATTTATATTCCTTTGGAGCTTTTTCCCAATCCCATAGATCAGCTTCATATTTACATCCAATTAGCAGTAAAATTGGAACGGCTATCCATAGCAATCCTTTTCTCATTTCTTTCTCCAATCACTTTAAGAAACTTTTTGCATAAGCAAATACAACCTTTACACATAAGCAAACCAATTATCAAACAAATTATAAAATTTAGAAGTCCCATTCTATTTCTCCTTATATACTTGCATTAAATATTCATCAATCAAATTAAAATCTTTAACCACAATTGCATACGCCGCAGCTTTTATTTTATATGTTTTAGCCTTTACTGGTTTCTTTATTTTTTCAAGTTGAGTAGCAAATTCTTCATTTTCTAGCGCTTGGTTAATACAATATTCTTTGAATTTCTTTCTTTCATCTGATGTTAGAATCATTACCCTATTCCTGTTACGAAAAATTGATTATGCATTACGCATTCCATATAAAAATTTTCCTCTATTATCATTTATTATATGGACAAACAGGAGTATTGCCTTCCTTGCTTATTCTACCTCTTTGCTCTCCTTCTATATAGTACCCTCGACGCAATAATCGCCTATGTTTATTGGTGTTTTTGTTTCTTAATATTTTATTCTCATACTTTTTGTTAGGTTCTGATTTAGTTAAACAACAATTTTCATCATCCTCCGCTACTACAGAAATTCCTAACTCTTCAGTATCACCCACAACAAACCCTTGAATAATAAAAAATTCACCTTTTCTTTCAAAAGTAAGACCATTTATGCTTTCTATTCCTCGATGATACATCATATACTCTATAGGAGTTCCTTTTGCAAGTCTTTTAATTTTGGTTGACATTATTTTATCTCCTCTTAGCATCTTTTGTGTTTACTTTCCTAAGAATTTTTCAATTTCATCCTTATCCCAAATGGTAATTCCAAGGTCAATTGCTTTCTGTTCCTTTCCAGAACCGCTTCCCTTTTTCTTCATCACCAAATGGGTCGTTCTCTTATTTACTCCACTCCCAACCTCTCCATTACAGCTCCTGATCTTTTCTTCAAGTTCTTCACTTCTGAAGCCGGTAAATACAAATACTTTTCCTTCACATTTATTGGAAGTAGGCATTTTGACCTCCTCTTTTTTCTTAATCGTGATAGGAAGATCTTTCACAAACTCCTTGAACTTTTTCAAACCTGTAATAAATGATTTCGAGCTTGTATCGGAAAATCCTTTGATACTATTCAACTCTCCCACGGTAGGATTCTCGTCCGCCAGGTGGGATACTAATGCCAATTTCGTAGAACCAAGGATACGGAAACACCCGCTGGCATGCATCAGTTGTGGTAAGGACACCTCGGACATCTTTGAATGAATATTCGTATAGGCAATCTCGGCGCTTCTATCACCAAACCCATCCAACTTTCTAAAATCTGACTGTCTCATTTTTAAAATCTTTCCCACGGTATCATATCCTGCCGCATAACAAGCTTTAAGTGTTCCTTCACCAACCTCTTCCACATCCATGATCTTGAAAAAAGAAACGATATTTTGATATCGTTGAGCTTCACAATTTGGATTAATACATTCAAGATGAACCTCAGTCTCATTCCAATCCAATTTTTCCCCACATGAAGGACAAATGGTAGGAATTATCGTTTTTACTTTCTTTATAACATCCACCACTTTGGGAATTACCTGGCCGCTTCTCTTAATCATAACCACGGCACCTTTTCCAATACCAAGATCAACTACCGTTTTATAATTGTAAACGGATGATCTTGTCACGGTGACTTCATCAAGCCTTGTAGGTGTGATTTGAATTACTGGAATGACATAACCTTGTTTTGAAACCTTGATAATAAGATCAACTACCGTGGCTTGCTTTACTTCCTCAAAATCTTTGCTTTTATAGGCTCTGGCATATTGCGGATTATCTGTGGAAGCATGTCTACCAAGCTCTTCTCGAATACTATGCCTATTGATATCGATTACAATTCCATCAATAAGGACATCTTTTCTCCATTCCTTATAAAGATCCAGTAAACCTTTTTCTGTAAGGTCACAAAGCCGTGTCACCTTAAATGGAACCTTCAATTCATTAAGCGAGTTACAATATTCTAACTGTTGTTCCTTATTAGCCTGAGAATTAATGACGGAGTATCTAACGTAGTACATATCCTTCAATATCTTGGTAGGGTCAGGTGAATTCAATTGTCCGGATACCAAATTACGAGGATTCTCATAACCGTCTTCTCCCAATATTTCCTTAGAATATTTCTTTGCAAAGATTGAACGAAGCATAATTGCCTCGCCGTAGGTAACCCCTCTACCGGTTTCTCCGTGCCTCATAGCCTTGAAGTGATCATGTGACCTTTGACCCACGGTACCGTCGCCTGAGGTCCATGCTTTATGGTTGTTCTCATTCACCAATAATGAAAGACCATCATATTTTGGTGTGAGTACAATTTCTTCAGTTTCTGAAATATTATATTTTGTATACCATTTTTGTATTTCTGCAAGGGTTTTAACTTTATCTAACGACGCCATGATGTGTGGAAGTTTTTCTTTTCTTTCACTTCCATAAATAATGACGTCTTCTTTGAGGACTTCAAGGAATTCGATGAACTCTTCTTCATCAATTGCTTTTTCTAACATCTCCATTTGTGAATCAAAAACTGCATCTGGAACAATAGGTTTAGATGTTAGACGATAAGCTTTATTCTCTTCCCGTAATGTTGCCTTGAGCTGTATGATTTCTTTCATATTCATATAAAAGCTCCTTTTTATTATTGCCTTAATTATAAAGTAATTACCATAAAAAGTCAAGTATTATTTTAAAAAATTTTATAATCTTCGAATAATCATATCTCTTTTCTGAGCATCAGTAAACTTATCCCATCCTACCTTATTACGTATCTCAAGAGATTCAATATAATCTATGGATTGTACGTGATCAGCTAAAGCAGATCTAAATTCATCCTCTGTTTCGCCTTTTTTTATTTTTCTAAAATTATGAACTTCTGCCGCAAATTCTAAACTTCTTAAATCTGGAAAGTCCATTGGCATAATATTTCTCCTTTTTACACCTTTTGAATTATCTTATTATCCATTTCTTTTTGTGCTATTTCCTGTATAGTAGGTTTCATCATACTATATGCAACTGACCAATTTGCTACCTGATCTGTCGTTAACTTGGGAACATCATAAGTCCAATCAAAACCAAAATTCTTTGCACATTCAGGGCAAAGCATAATAAGTTTGCCAAGGTTTGCTGCCTCGAATTGCCCTTTTGCCAACTGACGAATTTGCCATTCTTCCAAATGATCAATAGGAAAAACTTTAACTACTGATTTTCCATTCAAATCTTCTCTTGTTTTCTTGTATACTGGATCGTTAGGATCAAAGAAATTCATAGTTTGTCCGAACAACTCTTGCTTTGCTGAGTTGATTAAAATTCTTTCAAATACCTCTTTTTCATTTACTCCTTCTTTAAGACAATGCCAACATTCCACCTTAGGAATAATAGTAAATTGTTGATTTTGTGACTTAGTCCTTTTTTGAGATTTCTGAAGTTCATCACGCCTAATCAGCTCTCGTTTTTGGTTTGCCTCAATCGCTTCAGGGTGAGTACGGCATGCTCGAGAACCATTAAGCATTGCATACGACTTTGGTTTTGTTACTTGCTCCCCACAGATAGAACATGGAAATGTTTTAGGTGCACCTGGTACTTTATTTGATTTACGTGACATTGAAATTCCCTCCTATATTTTTATAATTATTCGTTTATCTGATGGAATCAAATTTATAATATCATTACGGTATTTATCATAATCTATTACATCTCCATTTTTTCTTAAAACCCATACTTGTTTCCTAAAATTTCCATTAGGAGTTGTATAATATCATTCATAGAAGGTGATGGAGATTCACCAAGAAGTTCTTTTTTAAGTCCGTCAACATTCAATCCAAATTCATGTGTATATACTGGACGTCCTAAGGTTTTTTCCACAGCCTCATGAAAGATATCGAATGGCATTAATAGGGGTTCAAATAACTGAAACATTGCTCGATCTTTCAATGTCATTGTTTCCCAAAACTTACTTTCATATAGTTTTATTGCTTCTTTCTGTGTCATATCATATCCTCCATCGAATAATAATCATAGGATAGGTCATAATTCCATATTAGATTCTCTTCTTGGCAATTTGAACAAATTTTTTCTTCTCCTGGAAATAATATACTACCGCATTGTGCACAAATAGGATGATTCGATTTAAAATCTTCCTCTATCATATATTCAAAATAATCATTTGCATCCATTACTTCCGCTACAGTTTGATCAAGTAGATGTTCATTAATCATCATTCCCATATGGGTTTTACAGAAGGGGCAATTTTTATCCCCCGGCATGACGGGTCTAAAACAGTTAGGACATACATCATAACCATCTTCTTCCGTAATCACGCTATTGCTTTTCATTTTCTATTCTCCTTAACTGATTTCTTTCAATAATTGTTTAACGTTATTTAAATGTTCCTGGGACTGAGGAACACCGGCAACATTCAACAAAAGGAAATATTCATATATTTCTTTCTTAGTTAAGTTTTGAGCTTCTGATAAGAAATAGGATATGCTTCTAAATGATTCTGATCCTGAAATGCAAGTTCAGTCTTGAAAACATGTCCTCGATTAATTCTAAATCATCAGTTTCAACTGATATGATAGGCAAACTTGTAGAATCGAACCTATTCTTGAGTTTTGGA